GGGCGCGAACAGTGGTCGAGGGTTTCGCCGTGTCGGCCGTCGAGTCGTCGGGATGGACGAGGTTGACGCCTATCCGGCGAGCGCCGGCGCGGACGGCGACCCGGTCAAACTCGCGATCCGTCGCACGGAATACTTCCCGAACCGGAAAATATTCGCCGGCTCGACGCCGCTCGCGACGGGCGCGTCGAGGATCGTCGAACTTTTCGAGGCCGGGGATCAGCGTCGCTTTTTTGTCCCGTGTCCGTCGTGTGGATACATGGACTATTTGATCTTTCACGAGGTCGGCGATCGCGGTCACTTTATGCGATGGCCGAAAGACAAGCCGGCCGACGCGTATTTCGTTTGTCGCGGCTCAGGTTGTCGGATCGATCACCGTGACAAGCGGACCATGCTCGACCGCGGCGAGTGGCGCGCGGAAAAACCGTTTAAGGGCCACGCCTCGTTCCACGTTTGGGCCGCTTACTCATTGTCACCGAACGCGACGTGGGGGACGATCGCGAGCGAGTTCGTCGACTGCAAAAAGTCGGGGCCGGAAAAGCTGAAAACGTTCGTAAATACGGTTTTGGGCGAGACGTGGAACGATCGCGGGGACTCTCCCGATTGGGAAAAGCTGTTTTTGCGTCGCGAGTCGTACCCGATCGCGAGCGTCCCGGACGGCGTCGTCCTCCTCACGGCCGGCGTCGACGTGCAAAAGGATCGGTTCGTTTTCGAGGTCGTCGGATGGACCGAGCGAAAAGAGTCGTACTCGATCGACGCGGGCGTTCTGCCCGGCGACACGGCGAACGATGCGAGCTGGATCAAGCTCGACGAGCTGCTCGCGCGCGACTTCTCGAACGCGACCACGGGCGAGATATTCTCGATCTCGACGCTCGCGATCGACTCGGGTTACGCGACGCAAACCGTTTACAACTGGGCGCGTCGATACCCTCCGAGCCGGGTCCTCGCGATTAAAGGCGTCGCGGACTCGCGGACGCTCGTCGGAACACCGACGGCCGTCGATCTCACCGTGAGCGGTCGCCGACTGCAGCGCGCGTTCCGAGTTTGGCCGATCGGAGTCTCGATCGCTAAAACCGAGTTTTACGGCTGGCTCCGACTACCGCGGCCGGCCGCCGGCGAGGAGGCCGCGCCGGGTTATTGTCACTGGCCGGAGTATGACGAGGAGTATTTCCGACAGATCACCGCGGAACACTTGATCACGAGCCGAAAACGAAACGGGTTCGTTTCGGTCGCGTGGGCGGTTCAACCTGGACGCGAGAATCACTATCTCGACGCGAGGATCTACGCGCGAGCGGCGGCGTCGATCCGCGGCCTCGACCGTCACCGACCGACCGAGCCGAGCGCGACGCCGGCCGGCGAGCCGACGCCGGCGGCGAGTCCCGAGCCGAGGTCGACTACCGATCGCTCAACGCCGCCGAGCGTGAGGCCGACGTTCGAGCGGTCGCCGACGGGTTGGATCTCTCGCGGGCGCGGACCCTGGATCGGGCGGAAATAGAACGTCGCGCGCTTGCCGGACGGCGTCGGTTGTGATGGATTGGGGCGGCATGTGGACACAAGCCGACATTGACGCGCTGAAAATCGCGATCGCGTCCGGGATCTCGACCGTCAAGTATGCGGGGCCGCCGGCTCGCGAAGTGACCTATCATAGCCTCGACGAGATGCGGAGCCTACTCGCCGAGATGGTCCGATCCGTCACGGGAGCTCCGGCGACGCGCCTCGCCTCACACTCGAAGGGATTTCGATAAATGGGAAAACCGACCAGCGCGACCGCGCTCGCGAAACAATTTCGGCTCTCGTGGTGGGATCGAGCGTTGATCGGTGTCGCTCCGTCGTACGGATTAAACCGAGTCCGCGCCCGGTTGACCGCGGACCTCGCCGCTCGACACTACGACGCGGCCTCAATGGGCCGACGGACCTCGGGATGGCGTGGATCAGGAACGGACGCGAACGCGGCGAATACGCCGGCGCTCTCAAAGCTGCGGGATCTATCGCGTGACCTGCGGCGGAACAACGGATGGGCGCGGCAAGCCGTCCGCGTGATCAAGAACAACACCGTCGGATGGGGCCTGTCGGCGAAAGCGACTGGACCGTTCGCCGCCGAGGCTGATCGGATCTGGAAACAATGGTCGAGATCCATCAAAGCCGATCACGATCAGCGTATGAACTTCTCGGGTTTGCAAGGTCTGGCGATCGAGACGATCGTCGAGTCCGGCGAGGTTCTCGCGCTCCGCGAGCCGGCGACCGTCGCCGACGGCCTGGCCGTCCCTATGCGGATCAGACTGATCGAGCCGGACTACCTCGACGCAACGAAGGACGGCGCGGTCGCGAACTCCTCGAACGTAATACGAAACGGGATCGAACTCGACAACCGAGGCCGCCGCGTCGCTTATTGGATATATGAGACGCATCCTGGCGCGTCGGGATACTACTCAACGAAAAGCAATCGGATCGACGCCGCAAACGTGGCGCATTGCTATCTCGTCGAGCGTCCGGGACAACTCCGCGGCGCTCCGTGGTTGTGCGCGGCGATCGCGCGCTTGCAAGATTTCGACGACTACGAGGACGCGCTTTTGATGCAGCAAAAGATCGCCGCTTGTTTCGCCGCGTTCGTGACCGACACGACCGGCGAGTCGTTGTCGCTCGGCAAGGTCGACGCCTCGGCACCTCAGATCGAGGGACTCGAACCCGGCATGATCAACTATTTGAAACCGGGACAATCGATCACGTTCGGGAGTCCTCCGAACGTCGCGAATCAAGAGGTATTCTCAAATCAAAACCTCCGAAGGATCGCGGCCTCGGTCGCCGTTCCGTACGAGGAGATGACAGGCGATTATTCAAAGGTGAATTTTTCGTCCGCTCGCATGGCGAGGATCTCGCACTATCAACACGTCCACGATTGGCGTTGGAACATGATCGTTCCCGCGTTTTGCGACGTGGTTTTCGGCTGGGTTATGGCCGAGGCCGCGGCGATCGCGGGATGGCCGTCAATCCCCGGCGTCGAGTGGACCGCGCCGCCGATGCCGCTACTCGAACCGGACAAGGAAGGGGTCGCGTACCAGCGTATGATCCGCGCCGGCGTGATGACGTTGCAGCAAGCGATACGCGAGCGAGGCGGCGATCCCGATCAACACCTCGCGGAGTTCGCCGAATCGAACGCGAAGATCGATCAACTCGGGATCGTCCTCGACTCCGATCCTCGCAACACGACGACGAGCGGACAAGCTCAAGCGAGCGACGCGGCCGAGGATGATCCCGATCCCGTTGCGGTCGAGGATGCGGCCGCGGCCGAGGAGGCGCGACAGCAAGCGCGAATCCTCGCGACGATCGAGCGTATGATCGAGGCCGAAAACGCCGCGGCGAGGGCGTAACCCGTGGCCGATCAGTCGATCCGAGCGAGGCTCGCGCGACTCGCCGAGGCGCGTCGGGATCGGCGCGCGCGCGAGGTCGCCGCGGCCGAGGAGGCGCGGAAAAAACTGATCGGGCCGCGAGGTGAGCGGGGCGAGCCTGGCGAGCCTGGCGCGCGCGGTGAGCCTGGCGAGCGCGGACCCGTCGGCCGAGCGGGCGCGGACGGGCGCGACGGACACACGGGCGAGCGCGGCGAGCGCGGTCCTACGGGCCGAGCGGGCGCGATCGGAGCCGTCGGTCCTGCGGGGAAAGACGGCCTACCGGGGCCGCCGGGACCGAAGGGCGACCGGGGCCCACAGGGTCGACGCGGCGACAAGGGCGACAAGGGCGACAAGGGCGACACCGGCGAGCGCGGCGAGCGCGGCGAAAAAGGCGAGCGCGGCGAACGAGGTCCTCCCGGTAAGGTTTGGGGAGGCGGCCGAGCGATCGTCGCTCCCGGCGGGAGCGGGGACGCGGTCCTCGCGTTCGGCTCGAAAACGGTCGCGGCGACGGCGGGGCCTCGATACCTCGCGCCGTGGAGCTCCGACACACTCGCGCAAAAGATCGAGACGGGGATCAGGGTCCCGAGGGGCGGGACGTTGCGGGATCTCCGCGTGGCTCACGGTCGACCGGCCGGCAACGGCGGCGCGATCACCTACACGGTCCGGGTCAACGGGTGGGACTCCGCTCTGATCGTGGCCGTCGCCTCCTCGAACCCGCTCGGGACGGACACCGCACACTCGGCGATCGTTGCCGCGGGCGATGTGATAACGATCAGGGTCGACAAGTCGGCGATCGGTGAATCACCGCGCGACGTTTTGGCAACGCTCAGGATTTCGTAACACAAGCAAAAAGGGGATCAGATCATGGCATTGAAAAGTTATCGATTCAAAAAAACAAGCGCGATCCATTTGGCCGAGCTTCAATCTCGACTTCAGTCGACGATCTCGCTCGTCGACGACGCCGGCGGGAATATCGTCACGTTTTCGTTCGAGGAAGCGAACGAGTCGGACCTTCTCGAAGTCCTTCAAGAACATGGATATTCACTGATCGAGGGCGCGGGCGGGACCGGCGTCAACGGGACCGCAAGCGACGACGAGGATCGTCGACTCCTCGCCGCGAAAAACCCGGTCCGAGCTTGTACCGGCGGCGTCAATATCGCCGCAACGTGGACGCCATCGGGATCGGGTCGAGGGAAAACCCTCACCTCACCGGACGACCTCCTCTCGCGAAACTCGCACGACGGCGTGACTCTCGTCGTCGGGGATCGCCTCCTCGTAAAAGACGGGGTCGGCGCGGCGGCGGTTCACAACGGCGTATACGAATTGATCCAAGCGGCCGACGCCGCCGGCGACGAGGCGATCCTTCGCCGAGCACACGATTTCGACGACAACGTCGAGGTTATCCCCGGTTCGTCGGTCCTCGTTTTGAGCGGGACGACTTGCGCGCTCCGAACTTTCGTTATGACGACGGCCGGACCGATCACCGTCGACACCTCGCAGCTCGTGTTCGCTCAACCGAACACGAACGACGCGAGCGACTCGCTCTTGTTCGGGGCGGGGACGCTCACGAACACGACGCAGACTCGTTTCCTCTTTCCCGGTTATGACGACTCGACCGCGCAAACGGACGCGATCCAAATCCCCGCGCCGCGCGCCGGAACGTTGCGCGCGTTGCGAGTGCGCCACAACAAGCTCGGCGGCTCGCCGAACACGGTCGTTTACACGGTACGGATCAACGGCGCGCCGTCGATTCTTACCGCGGCGGTCGCCTCGAACGCGGCGGCCGGTTCGGATCTCGTGAACTCCGTCGTCGTCGCCGCCGGCGATCTGATCGACATTCAAGCCAGCAAGGCGGCGAATATCACGGGGTCCTTGCGCGACATTGTCGCGACGGTGGACTTCGCAGCGTAAACAATGCCGAACGCCGTTTATAGGTTCCGATTCTCGAACCCGATCGAGATCGAACAGTTACGATCGGAGATCAACGATCCGGCCGCCGTCTTTACTGACGACGCCGGCGGCGTGATCTCCGACGTAACGGCGGACGTTGCGACGGCGGCCGATCTGATCGCCGTGATGGAAAGACGCGGGTTCGAATACGTTTCGACGAACCCGGTCGCGTCGGCCGACGACGAGTTCGCCGCCGGCCTCGCGTCGGATCTCTCGCGGTTGTTGATCTTGAGATCCGGCGGCGTTGTCTACAACCGCGCCGGTTGTTTCGTGTTGAAAAGGACCCTTTGAGCCATGACGACCTCGCTCCATCCTGAACTCCCGAACTCCGAAAACCATTCGCCGTGGCGGGTCACGTTCGCCGACTCGGCCGCTCGCCTTGCCGACGCCGGCGTCTACTCGGCTGCGGACGTGACGAACAAGATCACCGCTTTACAGCTCGACACGAAAGAAACGTATTTTCTCGCGTCGATCGGGCCGACGACCTGGACGATTTACGGATCGGCCGGCGTTTCGTTGACGAACACCGCGCCGGTCAACGTGACGAAAGCCGCGGCCGTCGTAGGCGTCGCAACTGACGCCGCGCGAGCCGATCACAAACACGACGTAACAACTGCCGCACCTGGGGCAACCGGCGTCGGGACGGCCTCGGGCGAAGGTTCTGCGACGACGCTCGCAAGATCCGATCACTCACACCAAAGCAACACAGCTCCGGTCGACGTCACGAAAGCCGCCGCTGCGATCGGTACTTCGGGGGAACCCGCACGCGCAGACCACAAGCACGATGTCACCACCGCAGCCCCTGCTGCTGCGGGGGTTGGCACTACATCAGGTGAAGGTTCTGCGACATCGCTTGCGCGCTCTGATCACAGTCATCAGAGTAATACCGCGCCCGTCAATGTCACGAAAGCCGCTGCTGCGATCGGGACCTCGACGGAACCCGCGCGAGCTGATCACAAACACGACGTAACAACGGCCGCGCCTGTTTCCGTCGCGAGCGCGAACGCCGAGGGATCGTCGTCGTCGCTCGCGCGCGCGGATCACGTTCACACGATCGGGACTGCGGTCGTCACCTCGGCGAATTTGCGCGACTCCGTCGGCGTGTCGGTTATCGGGAGGGCCGCGAACTCGACGGGGGTCCCTGCTGATATTGCGGCGGGAGCGGATCGACAATATCTACGACGCACGTCGGGAACCTTGGGGTTTGGACTTATCGCAAACGCCGACCTCGGCGGCGATTACAAAATCGCGCCGCAACACTGGCTACCCGTCGGCTCGGATTGGGTCGTCACGGCCGCGGCGTCCCTGTCGGCGGACCCTCTCGCGCCTCGGTTTTTGATCCGTCGTTTCGACGACACGGCTCAAGAGGGCGTCGGTTGTCTCGTTTATATCCCGCCGGGCGCAACGTCGATCGTTTTCAGTTTCATGGGAAAAGCGATCACCGCGCCGCCGGCCTCTCGAAACGTGGGATGGGCGATGGGATATACACGTTTGCAAGCAAACGCCGCGATCGCCGCATGGTCGACTCACAATTTCCCGGCGGACTTCACTCTCTCCAACCTCAACACACACCCGCAAGCTCTGACGCGAACCTTTACGTTCGCGTCGATGGCGACGCCGCTCGTTGCTGATAACTGGTATTTGATCGAGTTCTATCGGAAAGCGGTTTTAGGTGGTACGAATCTTGTCGGCGATCTCGGCATGTTCGGCGCGAGAGTGGAGTTCACCTGAAAATGGCGATCGATCTGAACAACGGCGTCGGCGGTTATTGTTACGGCGACACCGCGAAGTCCTCACAATGGAACGCGATGTCCAGCGCACTAACGATGATGGCCTGGGTTTGGCTTGACACAAGTCCCGGTGGCTATCGATGTATCTTTTCACGACAGCTCAACGATACCGCCGCTGAGACGCTGGGGCTTTTTGCCACGGGTGGAAACTATACAACCTTCATCATTACTTCCGGTGGAACCGCAAATTTAAGTTTCGGCGCTACGGCGACGGGCGTTTGGAAGCATGTCGCGGTTACTTACGACTCTGCCCTGGGATCGAATAGAGTTAAAACGTACGTCGATGGCGTTGCGACCGCGACAAATAACACACCGAGCGGCAACGTCACGACCTCGACAAAGACCCTGATCGTCGGCGGAAACAACAACGGCGCAGGCAATCCTGGCACACCCGGCGAAAGCCTGGACGGGCGAGTCGCGGATCTTCGCTTCTACTCTCGCGCGTTGACTGCAAACGAGATCGCGGACATTTACAACGGGCGCGGTATGGGCGGGCCGATCCCGAACGTCGAGTGGTGGAGCGGACAGCATGTTATCGAAGGATCAAACGTGGGAACCATGCCGAGTCTGATCGGCGCGTCGAACCTTTTGTACGGTGTCGGGGCGACTGGAATCGGCGACCCGTTCAC